AGCAGAAGTAAATGTCTACACACAAGACGGAAAACTCTTTGTCGAAGGACAGAAAGAGGATACCGAATCAGAAACCACTTATGTCCACAGAGGAATGGCTCAACGATCTTTCACCAGATCTTGGACACTGGCAGAGGACACGGAAGTTAGATCAGTTGAATTTGAGGATGGGTTGTTAAATATTGTTCTGGGAAGAATTGTGCCCGAACATCATCAGAAGAAAGTCTGGTTCTAAATACTTTTGGGTAAACACCAAATATCGTCGCAGACGGAGGGGAAACTGGCAAAATCCAGTTGTAACCCCTCCTTTTTTATGCTATAATAAACGTAAGAAAATTAATATCAATGACTGCCTTAGAATCTCTACAGACTCGTCTAGAAAATTTTAAAGTTACTTATGAGTACAATCCCATGTTCACATATGAAGAGAATCGTGGAGCATGTCTAACTCGTTTGATAGATCAAGCGATGGGTAATTATGTTGAAGAATCTATCCCTGAGTGGGATACTGATCCAAAAGCAAAGCACTTATGTGTTGGATTTAAAATTGACTGGGAAAACTCAAAGGTTGTTGTAGAACAGAAAAAGAATCCCCAGACTGATAATGGTTCATCTCGTAAATCAAATCTTCTTAAATTGAAAGAGTCTGCAGAAGAGAAAGGTAAAACTCCTATCTATGCATACTGGGAAGATCGTCCAAAGAATGATTATATGAAGGATGGTGTCCGACACCTTCATGGTATCGCAATCTTTAAGTTTTTGGGTATTGAAAACCAGTGGGAGAACTTTCTTTCTCATATCAATGTTGTTAAACTGATAATCAAAGAAGACCTTACTAATAAATTCGATGAAAAATTTCAATCCTTTAGCAAACCTACTTTATGAAGAGATTGATTGTCGTAATGCTAAAGTAACTGACTTTGAAGTAAAACCAACAACCATTCAGCAGGTTAGAGATTTTATTGAAAGGTGGCACTACTCTTCTAATGTAAATGGATTGCGTATATCACATGTCTTTGGTCTCTTTTACAATGGAGATCTGATTGGTGCAATGATTTATGGCCCATTAGGCATGGCAAATACTTGGAAGAAATATGGTGATTCTGAAAATGACGTAGTTGAACTTAGAAGACTGTGTTGTATTGATAATACTCCAAAGTGTACTGAAAGTTATTTTATTGGAAAAACATTACGTTGGTTGAAGAAAAACTCTGAATATAAAGTTGTTGTCTCTTATGCAGATGCACACTACAATCATACTGGAATTATCTATAAAGCAACCAATTTTGAATATCATGGATTAACATCCAAAGGAAGAGTGATTGATTTTGAAGGTAAACTTTATCATGATAAATGTATTCGTACATATAACGTATTAAAAAATGAATCTATTCTTTCTGCGAAATTTGAGAATGTAGTTAGAAAACTAAAACCATTTGCTCAGAGAGTAAAAGATGCACTTGAAGATGGTCGTGCAAAATACATCAATACTCCAGGAAAACACATTTATGTCTTTAGATTGAAGAAAGTAAAGAATCTGAATAAAAAGGTAGGGGGGTAAAACCCGTCCTTTTTATGCTATAATAATCGGAGAGGTAAACTAAAAATGTCAATTAAAATTGCACTATTAAAATCAGGAGAATCAGTTATTTCTGATATCAAAGAATTAATTTCTAAAGAATCTAAAGAAAAAATTCATGGATACATGTTCAAAAATCCATATATCGTCGATATTTCTCATAATGATGAAGAAGAAGTTCTTCTTTTAGAGGGTGAAAAAAATAGCAAACCCAATAGAAAAGAGCAACAAGATGGTAAAGATGTCAGTGTAAATTTTATACCATGGATTCCTATTACATCAGACTCGGAAATTATTGTTGCACCTGATTGGGTATTTTCTATAGTAACACCAGTAAAAGAAATTGAAAACCTTTACGAGGAAATGATTAATGGACAAGATGATTAACATAATAGTACTGACGAACAACAAGATATTGATCAGTCAAGTTGAAAGAGTATCTTCTGTATTGGGAGATCCTGATGTAAAAGTAACAAAACCATTTTTGTTAAATGTTTCCGATATGACTTTATCACCATGGTTTATTGATTTGACTGATGAAGAATGGTTTGCGATTTCTTCTGATAAGATTCTTACAACTTTTGAACCAAATTCAGTCTTGCTTAAAAACTACTTGGAATTAATTAACTGATTATTTATGTCTCATCGATTTTACACTAACGTTCAAATGGTCGGTGACCACTTTCTTGTACGTGGGTATGAGAATGGACGGCACTTTGCCACAAGAGAAAAGTTTTATCCTACATTATTTGTTCCTTCCAATAAAGAAACAGAATATAAAACTCTTGAGGGAGATTATGTTGAATCAATAGATCCAGGAACTGTTCGTGATTGTAGAGAGTTCATCAAGAAATATGATGGTGTAAAAAACTTTAAGGTCTATGGTAATGACCGATACATCTGTCAGTATATTTCCGAGATGTATCCTGAAGAAGAAGTTAAATTCGACACTACAAAAATCAAAATATCTACGATTGATATTGAGGTAAAATCTGAGAATGGATTCCCTGATGTAGAGTCTGCCGCAGAAGAAGTTCTTCTTATTACTGTACAGGATTACACTACAAAACAAATTCGCACTTGGGGTCAGGGACCATTCGATAATAGGCAGGAGAATATTATCTACAAAAGTTTCAGAACAGAATATGAGTTACTTAATGACTTTATAAACTGGTGGATGATTGAGACTAATACTCCTGAAGTTGTGACTGGATGGAATAGTGAACTATATGATATGCCTTATTTGGTGAGGCGTATTGACCGTATTCTTGGTGAGAAGTTGATGAAACGACTCTCACCTTGGGGATTGGTGACTGAACGTGAGACTATTGTAATGGGTCGTAAACAGATCTCTTATGATGTTGGGGGTATTACGCAACTTGATTACCTAAATCTATATAAGAAGTTCACTTATAAGGCACAAGAGTCTTATCGGTTGGACTATATTGCAAGTGTAGAACTTGGACAAAAGAAACTTGATCACTCTGAGTTTGATACATTTAAAGATTTCTATACTAACGGGTGGCAGAAATTTGTAGAGTATAATATCATTGACGTGGAACTTGTTGACCGTATGGAAGACAAGATGAAATTGATTGAACTTGCAATCACTATGGCATATGATGCTAAGGTGAATTATAGTGATGTGTTTTATCAAGTTCGTATGTGGGATGCGATCATTTACAATTATCTCAAAAAGAAAAACATTGTAATTCCACCCAAAGAACGTTCAGACAAGGATGCAAAATATGCAGGTGCCTATGTCAAGGAACCTGTACCGGGAAAGTATGATTATGTTGTAAGTTTTGATTTAAATTCTCTTTATCCACATTTAATTATGCAATACAGCATAAGCCCTGAAACATTAATTGGAAAACATCAACTTAATAATCGTATTGCGGAATTGGAAAAAATGCTGTAGGATATCCTCTTATGAAGAGGCAGTTAAATTGACAGAAGAAACTGGTATTCCCCACGAAGTGTACCACATCATTCCAATTTCCAAAGGAGGAAAACATCACGAAAATAATTTGCAAATACTAACAGCAACTGAAAATCGTAAAAAGTATAATAAAATCCTATGAGCAATGATATGTGGAAAGATGTTCGTAAAATGACCCGTGAGGAAATTGCAGAAGAACTTGATGCACTTAAGAGAGTGAGAGAACTTTCCAATAAAGTTAATGTAGATAAACTTCTTAATCAAGATCTAGATTTGGAACCTTTGAGAAAGGTTAATCTTACTATAACAGCAAATGGAGCACTCTATCGTAGAGTAAAAGGTATGCTGCCCGAATTGATGGAGAAGATTTACAAGGATCGCACCATCTATAAGAAGAAGATGCTTATTGCAAAACAAGATTATGAAAAAACTCCGACTAAAGCATTGGAGAAAGAGATTGCACGATGTAACAACATTCAGATGGCTCGCAAGATTCAATTAAATTCTGCTTACGGAAGCGTGGGAAATCAATATTTTAGATATTTTAAAATTGAGAATGCTGAGGCAATTACTCTCTCAGGTCAGGTTTCCATTCGTTGGATTGAGAACAAGATGAATGGATTTCTAAATAAGATTTTACAAACTGAGGAAGTCGATTATGTCATCGCATCTGACACTGACTCAATCTATCTTAATATGGGACCTCTTGTTGATAAATTTCTTAGTAATAAGTCTGACGATAAAACAAAGATTGTTCAGTTACTTGATAAGATCTGCCAAGACAAGTTGGAACCATTCATCGAACAATCTTATACGGAACTTGCGGATTACGTTTCGGCATATGAACAGAAGATGATTATGAAACGTGAGAACATTGCAGAACGTGGCATTTGGACTGCAAAGAAACGTTATATTCTCAATGTATGGAATAGTGAAGGAGTTCAGTATTCTGAACCTAAACTCAAGATGATGGGTATTGAGGCAGTGAAATCATCTACACCGGCACCATGTCGTCAGATGATTAAGGACGGACTCAAGTTAATGATGAGTGGTACTGAAGAAGAAGTAATTGACTTTATTGATAATTGCCGTAAAGAATTCAAGGCACTTCCTCCGGAGCAGATTGCATTTCCCCGTTCAGTATCGGATGTTGTAAAGTATAAATCTCATTCTGACATTTATGCTAAAGGTACTCCCATTCATTGTCGTGGAGCACTACTATTCAATCATTATATTAAGGAGAAGAAACTTGATAATAAGTATTCTCTTATCAATAATGGTGAGAAAATCAAGTTCATTTATCTGAAGAAACCAAATATTATTCAGGAGAATGTCATTTCATTTATTCAAGATTTTCCACATGAACTCGGTCTTGACAAATACATAGATTATGAATTACAATTTGAAAAGAGTTTTTTAGACCCACTCAAATCTATTCTTGATGCGATTGGGTGGAGCACAGAAAAAAAAGTAAACCTTGAATCATTTTTTGTATAATGGACTTGAAAAATAACTAAAGGTGTGGTATAATGCGGCAACAACTGGTCGGGGGCGATGGGTTGTGTAAGACCGCATTTTGTGATATAATAAATACATTACCCCCGACAATAGAATTATGCCAAGAGTAAAACACGGACAGACCAACACGCCTACTTGGATAAGTTGGACTGCGATGGTTGCTAGATACAAGTGGAGACCTGAATATAATAAAAGAGGAATATATGAAGGTTGGATGGGTGACAATGGATATCTTACCTTCTTATCTGATATGGGAGAGAGACCAGATGGTGGTACAATAGAACGAATAGATAATGAACGAGGTTATTACCCAGACAATTGTAAATGGGCCACTATGAAAGAGCAGGAGAATAATAGAAGTAACAACAACAAACTAGAATATAATGGACAGACCAAGACTATCTCTCAATGGGCAGAAGAATATGGTATGGGGCACCAAACCTTACGATATAGGTTGAATAAACGAAGAATGGCTATGGAGGAGGCCTTGACTTCTCCCAAACTTTATGGTTATAATACTAGGAGATAAATTAGACTATGGACTTCTTACGCGAGATTGTAAAAGAGATTGGAGATGACTTCACAAAACTTGCAAGCGAGATTGACGAAACTGAAACATACGTTGATACTGGTTCGTTCATCTTTAATGCTCTTGTATCTGGGTCTATCCGTGGTGGTGTTTCTGGGAATAAAATCACTGCAATTGCTGGGGAAAGTTATACTGGAAAGACTTTTTTCTCACTCGCAGTGGTCAAGAACTTCTTGGATACTAATCCCGATGCATATTGCCTTTATTTTGATACTGAGGCAGCTGTCAATAAGTCACTCTTAGAAAGCAGAGGAATTGACCTTAAGCGTCTTGCCGTGGTTAATGTAGTAACTGTTGAGGAGTTCCGTAGTAAGGCACTCAAGGCAGTGGATATGTATCAAAAATCACCTGAGGAAGACCGCAAACCCTGCATGTTTGTGCTAGACTCTTTAGGAATGCTTTCGACTGAGAAAGAGATTACTGATGCACTCAATGAAAAGCAGGTTCGTGACATGACAAAATCACAACTAATTAAGGGTGCCTTCAGAATGTTGACACTCAAGTTGGGGCAGGCTAATATTCCAATGATAGTTACCAACCACACTTATGACGTTATCGGATCTTATGTTCCTACTAAAGAGATGGGAGGTGGTAGTGGTCTTAAGTATGCTGCCAGTACCATTATTCATCTTAGCAAGAAGAAAGAAAAAGATGGAACAGAAGTCATTGGAAATCTTATCAAGGCAAAGACTGCTAAGTCACGTCTAAGTAAAGAGAACAAGGAGGTCAATATTCGTTTATTTTATGATCATCGGGGTCTTGATAAGTATTATGGTTTACTTGAGTTAGGTGAACTTGCCGGAATGTGGAAGAACGTTGCCGGTCGTTATGAGATGACTGTCAATGGTGAGACTAAAAAAGTATATGCTAAGGCAATTCTGAAAGACCCAGAAGTTTATTTTACAGAAGAAGTAATGCAGCAACTTGATGCTGCCGCGAAAAAAGAATTCTCTTATGGAACGGATTGAGACTACAATTCTCAGAAACTTAATATGCAACGAAAATTATTCTCGTAAAGTCATTCCATTTATAGAACCAACATATTTTGAGCAAAGAGGTGAAAAAGTAATCTTTGAGGAGATTACTCAATTCATTGTGAAGTATGGTTCTGCCATTACAATCGAAGCACTAAATATTGAGGTTGAGAATCGGACAGATCTAAACGAGAGTGAGATTAAAGAAACTAGAGATATCTGCAATTCGTTTACGGATCTTCCAGTAGATAATGAATGGTTATTAGACACTACCGAAAAGTGGTGTCGTGATCGTGCGATTTATCTTGCACTGATGGAATCGATTCATATTGCAGATGGAAATGATGAGAAGAAGAGTAGAGATGCGATTCCTTCTATTCTTTCTGATGCACTGGCAGTTTCTTTTGACAACAACATTGGACATGACTACTTAGAAAACTATCAAGAAAGATATGAGTACTATCACAGGAAGGAGGAGAAGGTTTCATTTGATCTCGAATACCTTAATAAGATTACGAGCGGGGGTATATCTAATAAAACTCTTACTATCGCGCTTGCTGGGTGTGTTCATCCAGAAACCAAAGTTAAAATTAGATTTAGGAAGATTTCTTGGTGGATTGAAAAAGAAACAACAATTGCTGAAATCAAAACATTACTTGATAATGGATATGAGATAGAAGTTGATTCTCCTGATGGATATGTTCCAGTTAATTTCTTTATTAACAAAGGAATGTATGATGAATATGTTTTGAGAATCAATGGCATTGATGAACTTATAAGATGTAATGCCGATCATTTATTTCAGACATCTTTGGGGTGGATGAGTGCATCGCATCTTTATAAAAAATATAAAATAATGCATTTTTTAACCGAGAGTGGTTATAAACTTGGTAGTGTATCTAAAACAGGAAATCAAATACCTATTGTTGATATTAATGTAAATCATCCAAATCATAGGTATTATACTAATGGAGTTTCCTCTCATAATACTGGTGTCGGCAAGTCTTTATTCATGTGCCATGTTGCTAGCTCCGTGTTGCTCCAAGGGAAAAACGTTCTCTATATTACAATGGAGATGGCAGAAGAGAAAATTGCTGAACGAATTGACGCAAACTTATTAGATGTTGCTATTCAGAATATTGTAGATTTGCCTAAGTCAACGTTTGAAAATAAAGTAACTAAATTAGCAGCAAAAACTCAAGGCACACTTATAATTAAAGAATACCCTACAGCATCTGCACATAGTGGACATTTTAAAGCACTTCTTAGTGAGCTTGCACTTAAGAAGTCATTTAGACCTGATATTATTTTCATTGATTACCTTAATATATGTGCTTCCTCCCGTTATAAGTCAGGCATGTCTGTCAATTCATATAGTTATATTAAATCTATTGCAGAGGAGCTTAGAGGGTTGGCTGGCGAAGCCGAGGTCCCGATTGTTAGTGCGACACAAACTACTCGTTCAGGGTATTGCTTGGACTTGAAAACACAAGTTCAAACACCGCAAGGTATGAAAGAACTTTCAAATATTCAAGTTGGAGATTTGGTGCTTTCAAACACTGGTTATAATCAAGTTTTAAATGTTTTTCCAAAATCTAAAAAGAAATCTTACAAAATTACTTTGGAAGATGGTAAAGAAATCATTTGTAGTGAAGAACACTTGTTCCCAACTCAAAATGGTGAAGTGAATATCAAAGGGGGTTTGAAAGAAGGTATGTGTCTTTATGTGAAGGAATAGTATGTGTAAGTTATACTTCAAAGTTAGTGGTGAGAACTTTGATGAGATTGTGAAATTTGTAAAAGAACTCAAAGAGAATAATAAAACAATGCTTCTTTATGAGATTTCTTATACTCCTCCAAGAACAGAAACATTAGTTGTTGGAAAGAAACACAGAAGTACAAATTATACTGAAACTTATCCTCAATCAGTTGCTTTTTATAAACTTCGTTATGGTATTTTGAATTGAAAATGATGCTGAAAAAAATTCTAAAAATTGAAGAACTTGATGAAAGAGAACTTATAGATATTGAAGTATCTGGAAATCATTTGTTCTATGCGAATGCTATTCTCACACATAATAGTAGCAGTGATGTTGACCTTACTGACACTTCTGAGTCCTTTGGTCTCCCTGCTACTGCTGATCTTATGTTTGCCCTTATTAGCACTGAGGAACTTGAACAGATTGGACAGATAATGGTGAAGCAATTAAAGAATAGGTATAATGATACTGTAGTCAATAAGAGATTTGTGATTGGAATTGATCGTTCCAAGATGCGTCTTTATGATTGCGAACAGTCAGCACAAGATAATATACTTGACTCTGGACAAGAAGAAGAGTATAATAACGAGGACAGACCTAAGAAATCATTTGAGGGATTTAAATTTTCATGACCGTAAACACTGATGCATATCTTGAGTTTGTGAATGCCGTCACATCTCAACCAAGTAAAGATGCCGATGCCTTTGAGTATCGTATTCAAGAACTTCGTGGAGAAGGATTTGAAACACATCGACTTCTCACTGCCTCTGTTGGTATGTGTGCCGAAGCAGGTGAGTTTACTGAAGTCGTAAAGAAGATTATCTTTCAGGGTAAACCTGTCAATGAAGAAAACTTGTTTCATCTCAAACGTGAACTTGGAGATATTATGTGGTATGTTGCACAGGCATGTATGGGTCTCAATATTTCTCTTGATGATATCATTGAGATGAATGTTGATAAACTCAAATCACGATATCCTGGTGGAGAATTTTCCGTAAAACATTCCGAAATCCGTAAGGAGGGAGACATTTGATGGGATACTTAATAGGAGTTTGTATTGGCATAATTGGTATATTGTATTTTAAAATACTTAAATTTCAATCTCGTATTCATAAATTGGAGTATGCTATAAAAAATAATATTCATAATTACGATTATGTAACTAATACTCAGGATCAAATAAAGAGAGATAGAAAATTTTTTGAATCTGAAATATCAAAAATTTACGATAAAATAGAAAAACAAAAGGGGTAATTATGAGTCAAGATAAAAAAGTAACATTAGAACTATCTGTCTATCAGGCAGCAGCAGTTCGTCAGTCATTGTTTACTGATACGAAAGGGTATACTTATTA